AATAATAGGGATCCAAACTTTAGAAAATATCTTTTCAATTTCTTGTTTGTAAATTTCATGACTACTGTAGCATTCGCTACTGATATGTTCGACTGTTGGTTCTGCTAACCAATCTTTGTGGTTTCTTGCACCCATTACACTTTCTCCTTTTACAATGTATTTAATATATAATAACACGTAAAATGAAGAAAGTCTAATTGAATGTTCCTATAAGCTAATAGGCAATGTGTTAACCTTTTTTTGCAGTTTTTTCTGCTTTAGTTAACTTATTGTTCCAGGTGTTGTTACTAATGCCAAGTTCACTAGGCATATCTTTTGTTTTGCCAATAATTACTTCGCCACCCTTGGCAAGGAACTGTGCTACTAAGTCTTCTGTTTCTTTATCTTTTTTATTTGCGCTGTGATTCATTGACATTTATATGTTCCTTTTGTGTACTACAGTTGTAGCATATTTACACAAACATGTCAAGTTCTTTTTCTACAGTCTCTTTTGTTTCTTTTTCTTCAGGACGGATAGGTTCTAGCCATGTGTCAGCAATGTATGCTTTAGGACTCGGCCCCATCTGTATTGTAATGTCGTCTCCACCGATCCACCAATAGTGATCTGTAACTAAGCAAGTACAAGTAAACCCCATAAATTCAAAGGTTTCATTTTCTTGGAACTTGCCTATGTACTCAACTACTTTTACAACTCGTCCAATATTCTCTGGCCGCACTGAATAGATAATTTTAGCATAGTCGCCTTGTTTACACTTCATGATACAAATGCCTTCTCTTGTACATAGGTTGCTGATTGTTTGGTATTGCCTTCTACAAAGCTAAGGCTTTCTAAACGTGCTTTCATTTCTTCGTTAAACCCCATTGAACCGCACAACATAACTCTGTCATCAGTTGGGTTAACTCCGTACCACAAATCCTCATTGTCAATGAAGTGTGTAATGCGCCCGCGTCTTATATAATCTTCTTGTGTTACTGTTGGAATATATTCAATTGGTAAGTCTTCTAGCATTGCGTTGTATGCTTGTAGTTCTGCTACTTGCCTTACTGTCCAACAAAGTGTTATCTTATCGTAGATGTCATATATCTCTGGATCTCTAAGCAAACTAATAAAAGGAGCAATGCCTGTTCCTGTTGCCATTAACCAAAGATGTCCGCCAAGTGTTACGTTAGCTAGTGTAAGTGTACCAGTTGGCTTTTCGCCTACTTCTAGTTCATCACCTACTTGAATGTGCTGTAGCTTACTTGTTAGTGGACCATCTTGTACTTTGATACTATAGAATTCTAAATAGTCATCGTAAGGACCACTTGCAATTGAATATGCTCTTAGTATCGGTTTGTTCTTTTGAAGCTTCTCTGAAAAATGATCTAACCCAATCATTACAAACTCGCCTGCGGCAAATCTGTATGTGCGTGGTCGTTCTGTTCTAATCCGAAATAGCTTGTCTGTATAATGTTCTACTTCGATTACTTTTAGTTTCATACTACCACCAGCCTAATGTTCTGCCATTACCTGTAATAATCATACAACATGTTAGTACATGAAGTATGATCCAAAAAGAGCGAAAAGCCAGAGCCTTCTTTACATCGCGTTGTGATATAGGAAGAAACTCTGGCTTATCATTGTCTGTAAGACCAACGGGCATACCAACGGTTCTAGCCCATGTTGTGAGCCAGCGCCGTTGCCCGCTCATTTACATGCCGTTCTTTTTATCTTGGATTTCTGCTCTGCGACCTTTAGTCAATTTACCTAAATCACCAAGTGCTTTACGTGCTCGTGCCGCGGCCGCTTTCACGCTCTTATCTTCCCAGCTATCATGTTCTGTTAGATAGTTGTTAAATGCTTGTACGATTTCTTCATGAATACTCATATTTTACTTCTCCTATTGTTGTTAGTAATATAATTATAACACCTTCCTAGTGTTCTGTCAACCTGCATTTACATCAGGACTGCCAGCTGATGATGTATTAGGAACCCAACTTCCGTGGCCTCCAGTAGCATCACCTTTCCTGTGAATAGGTTTACCATTCACCTTTACAGTACCACTTCCTGCTGTTGCAGGGTCTCCACAACTAGTAGTATCATCAACACGAACAACCTTTGCACCGTTTACATTTACATCAGGTGATCCTGTTGCATATGATGTTTGGTGGAATGCACCAGGTGTTGGACTTGCGTGTCCAGTGTGTTTGTCTAATCCTACTCTAGTTACTTCGGGCATCTGTTATTTCCTTATACCAATGCTATGCCGGATGTCTGTTTAGTATACTGCTTGCTAATTTCACTTTCGGTCTTAGCCATGCAAAGCACAGAATTAGCTTGTAATACAAACTTACCATCGGGTGATACGCTGAACATGAAAGGAGCAAGTCCTAGTCCTTGTTCTTGCATAATTAATACCATTGGCTTTTTAACTGTGTATGACGTTGCAGTTTCAGAATCTAAGCGTCCGATAATTTCTTCACCTGAGCTTAGTTTAAAACTTACATTGTCGCCTACTTTGTAGGGTATTTCAATAATCATTATAGTGAGTGTCCTGTTCCGTTATAGTTAGTGTCTTCTAAATATGGTGCAAGTTTATCATATCCACCGATGTTAGTTCCATGTACTTTAATTTGAGGAAATGTTCTTGCTCCTGGAAATGATTCCAGCACTTGTTCGCGAGTAAAGTCTGTACCTAATTGTTTATAGGTATACTTTAACTGTCTGTTTTCACATAGTGCCTTTGCCATATCACAGAATGGACAAGCTGGCTTTCCCCAAATTTCAATCATAAACTAAATCCTTTAAGTGTTTCAGTACTTACATCTTGTTTAATGCCGCCTACAATGTAGGAAGAATTTTCAGTTTCTTGTGGAGCAACTTGCAAGCCTGAACTTGACAACCAATGTGTAGTCCACGGAAGCGGATTAGTATTAACTGGTTGATCAAATATAGCAGTTAGGTTAAGTGCTTTCAACCTACGGTTTGCAATGTACTCTACATATTGATTAAGCAATGTAGTGTTAAGACCAATCATCGATCCGTCTTTGAACAAATACTCGGCCCAATCTTTTTCTTCTTCAACACATTCGCGCCACAAGTCATATACATCTTCTTCGCAGTCCTTAGCAATGCCGGCCATTTCTGGATCGTCTTTGCCTTGTGCCCAAAGTTTCAATACGTGTGTTGATAACGCTAGGTGCTGTGCCTCATCGCGAGCAATAAGACTAATAATCTTAGCACTACCTTCCATTAGCTTTAGTTCTCCAAAGCCAAATGTGCAAGCAAAACTTACATAAAAACGCAAGCCTTCTAAGATATTCACTGTCATCATTGCCATGTACAACTTACGCTTTACATCAGCCATGCTACCTTCACCTCGATGATTGTATGCATCAGCGGCTTGAGTAAACGCATCGTAGTGCTTAGTAACACTAGTTGCACGGGCAATAATCTTGTCATCGTCTAGAATAGTGTCAAACACTTCTGCTGGATCAGCGTACACATTCTTCATAATATGTGTGTAGCTACGCGAGTGGATTGTTTCAAAGAAGTCCCAAGTAACAATACACCCTTCAAGTTCAGGCAATGACACATGCGGCAAAAATGCTAGACATGGACCACGTCCTTGGACACTATCGAGTAGTGTTTGATATTTTAAATTAGCAGTAAAGATATGCTTTTGCTCTGGGCGGAAGTTAGCAAAGTCTGCACGATCTTTCTGCAAACTTACTTCTTCTGGTCGCCAAAAGTAACCAAGCATTGTTTGATTAAGTTTGTCAAAAACAGGAAACCTAAACGTATCATAACGTTGTGTGTTCATGTCTGCTCCGAAGAACATGTCCTGCTTTGTAAAATCTACTATTTCCTGATTAAATACTGTCTTAGCCATGTGTGTGTCTTTCCTTATTATATAACTAGTATACGCTATCCGAGCGTGTCCGTCAACCTTTAAATTGCGCAACTATCGCAAAATTCATCGTACTCGTCGTCAGTACCTGAAAATTCTGATCGTTGTAATGCTGGTAATGCTGTGTCATCTGGTAGTTCATTTGGGTCTACTTTGTAATCATATGTGTTCTGATAGTAACTTGTCTTCCAACCCATCTTATAAGTTGTTAGTAAGTCCTGCATCATTACACTCATTGGTACTTCGTTGTCTGGGAACTGTGTAGGATTGTAACTCCAGTTACCACTGATGCCTTGATCAAAGAACTTTTGCATTACTGCAACGACATTAATGTAACCTGTGTTGTTAGGCATATCCCATAGCAATGTGTAGTGATTCTTTAGAGTCTGAAACTGTGGAACAATCTGCTTAAGAGGCCCTTTTTTTGATAATTTAGTGGACAAGTATCCCCTAGGTGGTTCGATTCCGTTTGTTGCGTTTGACACAACGGATGAGCTCTCTGAAGGCATTTGTGCTGACAATGTGCTGTGCCGTAGCCCGTGCTCTTTGATATCATTCCGTAAACTATCCCAATCATAATTTAACTTATGCTCCACTATAGTATCAACATCCTTTTTATATGTATCTATAGGTAGGATGCCATCACTGTATTTAGTGCGATTAAAGTACTCGCAAGCACCTCGCTCCTGCGCTAATTTGTTGCTGGCACGAAGCAAGTAGTATTGGAATGCTTCACTCAAGTCGTGTACTAATTGCCATGCTTGCTTGTCTGCATACATTACTTTATTCTTTGCAAGGAAGTGTGCTAAGCCAATGTAGCCTATACCTAAACTGCGTCTTGCTTTAGTTGACTTCTCGGCAGCCGCTATTGGATAGTTTTGATAGTCAATAATTTCTTCTAGCGCACGTACTGCTAGTTCACATAGTTCTTCTAAGTCACTTACGTCTTTAATAAGTCCTACATTAATAGCACTAAGGATACACAATGCAATTTCGCCTTCTTCGTCATCAATGTGATTAAGTGGCTTAGTTGGCAATGTAATCTCTTGACATAAGTTGCTCATGTACACTTTGTCTTTGAACGAGCTGTGTGTATTTGCATGGTCGACATTCATAATATAAATGCGCCCTGTCTCTGCACGTTCTTTAATTAACGCACTAAACAAATCCATTGCTGATACTTTAGTTTTCTTAATGCTTGTAGCACGTTCATACTTCTCGTATAGTTCTTCAAATAGTGCTGGGTCGCCAAAGTATGCTTCATACAACCCAGGTACTTCGTGTGGCGAGAATAGAGTTATGTCGCCGCCAGATAACAATCGTTCATACATAGTTTTGTTTAACTGTATGCTGTAGTCTAGTTTGCGTACACGGTTGTCTTCGGTGCCTTTGTTGTTCTTTAGAACAAGGATGTCTTGAATCTCTTGATGCCACAACGGAAAATGTGTAGTAGCACTGCCGCCTCGCACACCATTTTGTGTACAACAACGAACTGTTGCTTCAAACTTCTTCATAAACGGGACAATACCTGTGTGTGCTACTTCGCCACCACGTATCTTAGCGTTTACACCACGAATTCGTCCTGCGTTAATGCCAATGCCTGCTCTTTGAGCAGTGTAGCGGCCAATAGCCATATCACTTGCAAAGATACTATCAAGTGTATCATCTGCATCAACAAGCACACAACTTGCAAACTGACGAACCGGAGTACGCACACCTGCCATAACTGGAGTTGGAATATTAATTTTAAATAATGATGTTGCATCGTAATAGCGTCTTACGTACTGCATACGTGTTTCTTTAGGATACTGTGCGAACAATGTTGCCGCAACCATCATGTACATAATTTGTGGAGTTTCAAAAATAGCGCCAGTTGAACGATCCTGTACTAGATACTTGTCTACTACTTGACGTAGTCCTGCGTATGTAAAGTTTTCATCGCGCTTGTGCCGCATGTAACTATTAAGGTGTTCTAGTTCTTCTGCAGAATAATCAGTTAGAACAGCTGGATCATATAATCCACGTTCAATGTTTTTCTTAATCATTTCAATTAGTGTGATTGGGGCGTACTCGCCAAACACTGCTTTGTTAGTTGAATAAGATAGTAACCGCGCCGCGGCATACTGGTAATTGGGTGTTTCTAAGTTAATTAGATCGTTTGCTGATCTAATCAATACTTCTTGTATTTCGTTTGTACTCATTCCGTCATAAAATTGTAAATTAGCATTCATCTCAATTTGTGAACTGCTAACCCCTGCTAGACCTTCACATGCTTCTGCGACTACAACATGAATTTTATCAATGTTTAGTCTTTCTTGCGTACCATTACGCTTTACAACCATAATTCCGTTTGACATCTATTTTTTCTCCTATTCGTGTGTTTGTTGCTGATATTTATTGTCGCGCTGGCATCTGGAAGACAGATTGCGAAATAAGATTTTGTTTAATTTCTGTTGCATTAATGTGCTTCTCTTTGTTGTATCCTAGTACTCTATCACCTACATGCAAAAGGTAATAATGGTGACTATTATCTTCGTCCAGTGTTATATGTATCTCAAATTTGA